CCGTTCACCAGCAGTTCGCCCTCTTGTCCGTTTCCGGTCACCTCAAAATAGGGGAGTGACACCTGATCCAGTGGGTTCAGCAGCGCCTGACCGTTCGTCATCTCCTGCAGCTCCCGCCCGGACCACAAAAAATGCCGCGGATCACAGTCAAACTCCACCGTAAATCGGCCGTATTTGTCCAGAATATTGCTGGTATCGCCCATTTTCGCAATGGCAAGGTAAAAGTACTCCGGGTCGTATCCGTCCGATAGGGGATAGGCACCCGGCGTACCGCATAGCCATGCCTTGATGCCGCGCAGCTGCTCCGGGGTAGGGTTTCTGCCGTGGAAATACAGCTGATACGACACCGTGATATTTTCGTACTGCCCCTGATCCGCGTGCAGCTTGCCGTTTCGGCCTGCAACCTCGTACTCCTCATACTTGCGGTTCGGGGTCGGGATGCTGGGTTTGTGTTCGATATGGCAGCAGTACTCGGTGCTGCTGTGCCCGTTAAAATACAGGTACTTCTCCACTGGCTGCAGCCTCCTCGTTGATCATCTGTGTAAGTCGTGTAATGGTGTACTGGGCAAAGCGTTCCTCGTCCATGTCCGCAGACGGATACACGTTGAAGGTAATACCGCCCATGCGCACCGTGCGGGAGTTGGTAGCTACCTGCGCAAAGCCGTTTGCGCTGCCCACATCATACTGCAATTGCATTTTCAGCTTTCCGCCAAGGTCTGCGGCAGCCTCCTGCAGCAGGTAAGCGTTGTCGCGGATGCCATCCGCCATGCCTTGGATCATATCAGGCATCCACTTCTCGTATTCCCGCAAAGGCCCTTCGTCCGGCCGCGAAAAATGCAAAAATCCTTTTATAATGCCGCCGATCCACGAGACTGCCTTTGTGATAATACCGCCACCGCCCAGAATGCCCTTTGCAAGGCCGGTTACAAGGTCAGCGCCCCAGCTTCCGGCTTCGGTGCTGATGGACGTGCCGAGCAATTTTCCCGCGATGCCAAATATTCCACCGGCAAGTGCGCCCGCCCAGTTTCCGGTCAGCTGAAAGCCCTGTGCAGCACCGGTCAGGCCACTGATAAGCGTTCCCGGGACGTCGATGTTCTCCCAAAAACTGTCACTTGCGCGGTAGCCCTGCGCCAAATCGCTGAACCACTGCCCCAGAGGGCTTTTTGTCAGGTTGCTTGCAACCTTTTCCAGCCCGCCCAGCTTAGTATCCAGATCCAGTACAAACTTGGAGAAGCCGCCCAGAGCGCCCTCGGTGTATTTGATGCTGGTGTTCAGGTCGGTAACCTTTTCGTTGACGTCCGTTACAATGCCGTTGGTGTAAGTGGTGGTGCGCTCTACGGTCTGTTCCTGACCCTCCACGATGCGCTTATAGCAGTCTGTAACCACCTTTGTGGCAGATACAACGGTATCCTCCAGCGCGCCGGTCTCAGCGTTAAGCACTTTCTTGGTTTCGGTAGAGGTCTGGGCAGTCCGGCTGACGTAGCCAATGGCTTCGTCTATCTCTGCCTGCGCCGCCGTCAGGGTCTCCGCACGGGTATGGACGGACTTTTTAGCGACCTCGTCTGCAAGGGAACTGGTCACTTTTTCAGAGGTCACAACGCCGTCCGTCAGGGTCTGCACCCGCTTGAACTGCGTTTCAACGCCGTCCACCATTTCCGTCCAGCTGTCCGTGATGGTCTGGACAGTTTCAGTCGTGGTGCCTTTCAGCTTCTTGGTCGTGCCATCATAGACGTTGTAAGTATTGTCTGCGGTTTCCACTGTGCGGCTGATGGCACCCACAATGTTTTCCGTGCCCTGCAACAGCTGCTTGGAGGTGTTGGTAACGGATTTCGCCAGCTTTTTGGTGTCCTGAGCAGTTTTTGTGGGAGTCCTTCTGCCGCCAGAGCCGCCGCTTCTGCTGTTTCTACCACTGCTGCCGGAACCGTTGTAAGTAGGGACAATATAATTCGATGCGGCTTGTGCTTGTGCCTGCCGAACGCGCTCTGCATGTTTTCTTCCGCGTTCTTCTCTCGCTTTTCGCCGAGCCTCTTCAGTTTGACTTGATTTTTTCTTCTGGTCTTTTTGGTAATCCTCGTAGCTGTTGTATCCGGCGTAAGCATTTTTGCCAAGGCCTTTGTTCAGCGCATAACTGGCACGATCCAAAAAATTGATCGCGGCAGTTGTAGCATTCTCAAACCCGGTTTTAAGTTCCGAGACTATCGGGATGTTAGAGGCAATTGCATCTGCCAGACCAAACCATCCACCCGTGTCATACGCTTCTGACGCGGCAACAGTAAGGTCATTCATGTGCCCGACTACGACCTTTATCACGTCCGTAAGATCCCCTGTCATAAGACCGGCAAGCTGCGTGGCGTTATCTTTTAGCGTGCTCCACTGACCATTCAGCGTCTCGCTTTGGGTGCTCATGGAGTTAAAATAGCGGCCGCCCTCGTCAGCCGCCGAAATAAGCGCATTAGATAACAAGTCATAAGTGACTGTCATTTTCTGCACTTCTTCGGCAGACTTTCCGGTGTAGTCCGCAAGAATGCCGTAAACATCTATGCCGGCGTAGGCAAACTGCTTGATATCCGCGCTGGTCGCCTTGCCCGCATTCCGGATCTGCTGCAAGTTTTGCGCCATGCGGCTCAACTCTTCATTGCCGCCGCCGGTAGCAGAAACTGCATCACCCAATGCAAGAATGGTTCTGCGGGAACTTTCGGCATCTACGCCGGTAGAAATAAGCAATTCGTTTGCTTTTACCAGACCGGCAGTATCAAACGGTGTTTTGGCAGCGTCCTGTTTGATCTCATCCAAAAGAGCAACGGCTTCCGCTTCGCTGCCCAACATATTGGTCAGTGCTGTCTGGTACTGTTCCAGCTGCGCATTGTATTGTACACCGGTCGACACGACCTGCTTTCCGGCTGCAATTATCGTGCTCGAGACCTTGCTGAAGAGGTTGGCAGCAATGCTTCCCTTTGTTACTGCCGATTGCAACCCGTCAAACATACCGCTTCCGGCATCTGTGTTTGTAAGGCCGTCCAAGCTTCCTTTTGCGCCATCTGCTTTAGACGCAAACTCTCCAAGGCCGTTTTCGGCATCGCGCAGGCGGCTTTTTAAGGTTTCCAACTCCGCATTCGTCTTATAGACCGCAGTCCGGTATGCTGATGCCTGTGTGCTTGCGCTGCCATATTTTTCAGTGGCCTGCAGCAGCATACCTTTCTGGGCGTTCAAAGCATCCGTCTGCGCGGCGATCTGCTTGCGCAGCACCGCCGCCACCGAGGATGCGCGCTGTTCTGCGGAGGTGTTCTCGTCCATAGATGCTGTGGTGGACTTCAGCTCAGCGGCATACTCTTTCTGCCGGGCAATAATGTTTTGCATCTGCTGCCGGTATTCTTTTTCACCCTCAACGCTTATTTTGGGGCCAATGTCCGTTTTTGCCATGCTTTCTCACCTCCTTACCGTATTTTTTCCAGATCGTCTACGGTGGCGTAGAGCTTCTGGTTTGCGCCGTTTTCTATCTGCATACACGCCATATAATCCAACATACGGCCCACCGGGCACGAATGCACTTGATGCTCATTCATGCCCAGTTTGCGGCCGTAAAACAGAAACCACGTTCTGTTAAGCTGTATCACATGGCGCTTTCCGCGTTTTTTGCGCTGTTGTCCGGTTCAGCCTCCACCTCGCGGCCGGAGCCGCGCGCAATTGCGGTAACGCAGTCGTTCCACAGTGCGCGGCACTCTGCCCACGTCATGCTCTTTTCCAGCTCTGCAGCAGCAGGGAAGTCCGGCAGGCTCTGCGCCATGTCCTGAAACTCCTTGTCGTTGGATTCTGCCGCCATCTCCCGCACATAGTCCCGGCCTGCATCCGCAAGCACGGGTGCAATGGTCAGTGCCGCCTTTGCAAGGTCGGCAACGCGGCCGGTTTTTGCGGCTTCCTTGGCAACACCAAAAATATTGTCCACAGAGCCGTAGGTGCCCTCCAGCACAGAAAGCGCCTTGATGGTCATGCACATGGGGTACTCATCATCCTTGACGTGCGCGAATACGATGTACTTGTCCTCGATCATGCTGCACCTCCCAGTGCCTTCTTGATGAACGCAACCGCCGCTGCCTCGGTGTCAAACTCCTTCTTGGGGATGATCTTCCACCGGTTCATAGCGCTATCATCGCGCATGATGCTGAAGTCCAGATCCTGGGTCTGCCAGTCGATCTGCTCACCCTGCGTCTCGGCATCGTCCTTGGGCACCTTGAAGCGGATCTTGCACAGGACGATTGCCTTCCACATGCTCTTGCCGTCCTTCTGCACCTTCTTGACTGCGCCCAGCCCCAGATAAGGCGGTTCCATAGATGCGCCGTACTCGTAGGTCTCCACCGCGGTGCCCTCGTCCGGCGTTACGGAGTTGCCGGCTTTCAGGCCCATGATGAAAGCCTCTTCCTCTGCGGTCAAGCCGTCCACGGTGCAGGTGCCGCTGCCATCGGTGAAGGCAGAGCCGGTCTCGGTTTCCGCCAGCCGGTCATCGGCGTAAAACTTGTTGTCATCACTGGTGGAAATATCGGTGCTCATGCTCACCGAGCGCCCCAGCTTGCGCACGCCGCTGTAAGTCACGGTTCCGCCATCGGAAGCGTAAGTAGCAATATGCACATTGGAAAAACCAGTAGTTACCATGTGTTTTCTCCTTTCATACAAAAAAGCAGGGTGTCCACTGTGGACACCCTGCGCAGGTTATTTGTCAATCGTTTCTTTTATCTTTTTTTCAACAGCCTGCCCCATGGCGGCTTCCGTTTCTTTTCGTCCTTTTCGGACGGAAGGAGCAACAAACGGAGTTGCCACCCAAACGCTTGTACCGCCTTCTACGCAGCGGGCAATCAGCGCATTCGGCTGTCCTTTCGGATGCCCTTTAGTCTGGATGCTGTTGTATCCGTTGAAGCCAAGCTTTGTATTCCACGCATAATTTTCATGGCTGAATTTTGCAATGCCGAACCCTTTTTTCAGGTCATCAGCCTGTTGCTGGCTTAATCCGTTCATGGGCGGTCCATTGGGGTGGGCATAATACTGCTCCTGCCCGGACGGCAGGCTGTGAATCGGAATCGTGTCAACGGCAGCTTTGATTTTGTCACCCATGACTTTTGCACCGGCATAAACGCCGGCTTTGCATACATCATCGGTGCTTTGGTTCAGCTTCTGAAGCTTTTTCATGTAAGCATCCAGCCCTTTTGCTTCGATCCTAGCCACAGCCGAACACCTCCCACCGCCAACGGTAATGCCAGATTTTTGTATCAGCTTCATACATAGGCTGAAGCCTCTCCCATGCGATATGCTCGGAAGCGTCAAACGATTTTTCCAGCGCTTCGCACCACGGGTCGAACTCCATCGAGGTAAACAAGTCTGTCGTGCCGATCATGGCACGTTCGATGTGCTTACCGTCCGCAATAAGGTCGTCCGGCGCTTCTTCCTGCCAGACGAAATACCGCTTGGACTTCATCCGCCCGCCGTGGCTTACACGGTCTGTAACAGCTGTGTGGGCAGCAATGATACACTCATGCCATGTCATCCTTGGTGCCCTCCTGTAAGCTGTTATCATAGTCATGCTCCACGGCACGCAGCGCCAGATCCAGCGCAGGGGGCCAGCTTCGAACGGCCTGTACCGTGTCGATGCGGTAGTGCCTGCCGTCCTCGGTCTGGGCTTCGTCCTGACTGGAAATGGAGATGCTCTGCGGTGCCGGCACGCGGATCACCCGGACGATCTCCGCCTGATTCTGGCGGCTCAGATACAACCGGTTGATGCCAAGGCGCTGCTCCTCGTACCGCAGGGTGCACTTTGCCGTGCGCTCCACAACAGGGGAATGCCCGACCGGTGCGGCGTCCCGGGTGGAAAATATCTGCACGACCCCGCTGTTGAAAGTCTGGCTGATTTCCGTGTCAGGGCGGGTCGGGCTTTTGCGTGTTCTCTGCAAAATCATTCACCAGCCTTTCGTTTCTCGCCGCAAGCAGTA